CACCCCGTAATTTTATAACTAAGTAAGAATTAATTATGCCAATAGACGAATTTGCAAAATCAGTAACCCGTAACACGGGGCCTACTCCTAATCCTCAAGAAGACCCTAACTTCTTCTTAGATGTACTCGCTTCACCTTTCAGAGGTGTTGAAGGAGCTATCCAAGGTATCTATGACCTTGCTGACTACGCTACAGGGGACGACCTCCTGCCTGACTACAACGAACGCTTTCTAGGGCGTTCTCAGACGTTTGTAGGCGGTCTAGGTGAAGGTGTTACACAGTTCCTCACTGGGTTCATTCCAGTGGCAGGGGTTGCAGGTAGAGTAGGTATGCTTACCAAGGTAGCTAAAACAGGTAAGAAAGCACTGAACCTCAAGGGTTATGCCGCCGCAGGAGCGGTAGCTGACTTCAGCGTGTTCCAAGCACAAGAGCAACGTCTCAGTAACCTTATACAGGCGTTCCCTTCACTAGCTAACCCAGTAAATGAGTATCTAGCCGCTGACGACAGTGATGGCGAGATAGAAGGACGTTTCAAGAATACCATCGAAGGTCTTGGAATTGGAGGGCTAACGGACAGCTTGTTCATGGGCGTCAAAGCCCTCAAGCGGAAACGCGGTGGAGAAGCCGACGAGGACATCCTAAAAGACCTCAAGTTTAATCGCTTTCGTGACGACGAGTTACTCCGCGAAGACTTAGCTACTACCGATGACTTCCGTGGTCTTATCGAGCAAGCGTTCACAAAAGCATTTGGTAAAGGAATTGTAGATGATGGAGCCGAGGTCACCGCCCTTGAAGCCGCAAAACAATTCAATAGCGTATACGAGGGGCAGTTTAAGCCTCTACTTGAAGCGTTGATTCAAAATGGTGAGCAGACACTAAGCAAGACTACTTTGAGCTTCTCTAAGAAAGGAGCTAAAGGCTATGAAAAAACCAGTAATTTTAACGCACAAAAAGGTCACATTGATATGCAAGAGGGAGGGGCTCGTACTTTTGTACACGAGCTGTTGCACGCAACTACCTTTAAAAAGCTAGAAGAAGATATTGTTTCATTCGGTAATCTGAGCAAAGAGGCCGTAGATGATTTAAATTCTATGGGTGATGGCCTTACGGGTTATACAAGAATAGCTACCGCTAAAAAAGATTTTCTTGAAAGAATTGCCGCGCAAAAAGATGTTAACCCAACCGCTGGGCTCGCCGATGTCTACCTGCAGGTTGTAAAATCTCTTGAGGCAGATGACGCTGTATTTGGACGCACGGCAGACGATGCTATGCAGGGAAAGCTAGATTCAAATACAGCTTACGGACTCTCTAACCTAGATGAGTTCATTACCGAAGCCTTTACTAACCCAGAGTTTCGCCGTGTTCTAATGGCAATGCCCAGCACCAATCAAGCATCTAAAACGATGTTTGACCAGTTCATGGATGTTATCAAGAAGATGCTTGGAGTAAACGGTAGCCAAGCAAGTTTGTTAGACGATGTATTTAAGTACACAGACGAATTAGTTCGTGACCAAGATGCTATGTTTGACGGTGGCTTTGATTATCTAAAGTCTATTGATGACCTTGGTAATAGAATGAATCAACGTCGTACACTTGATGACCGAGGGGACGACTTTAAAATAGCTGAAGGTGAAAAGGCTCCAGTATCAGAGATGCAAGGAGACGCTCCCATTCCTATGCGTGGGAAGACTATGGGGCCATTTAAGTACCCTGTTAGAGGTAACTTCTTTGGTAAGGACTTATCAGAGATACCTACTGCCGTCCTTAAAAAGGCGATGACCTACAACAACAAGGCGCTCACCGCAGGAGTAAAGAACCGCATCCAAGCAGAACTAAATGCTATCGAAGCAGGCTATGCTCCGCGCGTGAATTTTGAAGACGACGTGCCTAGAGCGGAAGTAAAAGTAACTCCAAAAATGCAGGTAAAAGCTAAGTCTATAGTCAGAAAGCTTGAAAAGGAACTAAAGGACGAGAACCTTACCCCTGCAAAAAGAAAGACACTTGAAGGTAAACTAGACGAAGCACAACAAAACTTAATAGAGGTTTCAGAGCCAGTAAAGGGTAAAGCGAAATCTAAATCTATTCCTACAGCACGACCTTATGGTTCAATAGAAGCCGACCCTTCAAAAGTAGGCACAGCGGAGTCTTACTTGAGAGATGTAGCCAGTGGCGGGAAGACTGCCAAGGAAGAATACGCTCGTTACCTACGAAACCGCGGAGGCGTAGGAGGCAAAGCAGAGAACAACTCAATGCGCCTACAGGAGTACATTGAAAACCAGCAAATCCTAAGAATGGAAAAAGAGCCACCTTCAGAGGGGGTTCGTTTAGCTGGGCCTAAAAAAGAGGGGCCTATAGAAGTCCCAAGAGGAGGCGATTTAAAAGCGTCAGCCACAGGTAAAAACCCCCGTATACAAGGTAAGTCTCAGCGTTCTTCAGACCTTGAAAGAGCAAAAGGTAAAGGTATGCCTGACTCAATTACCGCCGCACGAGAAAGAGGCAGAGCCTTTAGTTCTGAGTATAGCTCTACGATGGGACAACGTGGCTTTGAGAGTAACACTAGGATGGCTGTTGATGCTCTGTTCTCCAACAAGAAGTATGTAGATAAGAACGGAAAGATACCTTTCTCTCAGCTTTTCAACGCGCTTACTAAAGTAGGCCCTAAAGGAACCAAGGAAGAGTTAGAGTTCCTAGGTTTTGATGATTACTTCAAAGGTGGTAGCCCCAAAGATAAAATCAGCAAAGAGGACTTTGATGACCTATTGAGCGACATTTACGACCATGAGTTCCGCGAAGTAACAGCCGAAGACCTTGATTTTGAAACAGCTAGGTACGCTGACGAAGTAGATGAACAAGAAGGAATGTACAATACTGGCTTTGCAAGAGAAAGAGCAGAAAAAAACCGCCGTCTCAAAATAGATAATTTTCAAGACTTTGTTCAAGGAGGAGAGAAATCAAATACCAGAGGTTTCATTCTTCGTGATGTAGGCACAGACATTGAACAAACTATGGAGTGGAATCCTTCAACGATTGAAGCTAACACTAAGCTTGGTTCAAAATCATCCGCTCATTATGGAACAGACGTTATTTATCACATCCGTACCACTGACCGAGTAAACCCAAAAACAGGTGGTAAGGTTCTATATGTTGAAGAGATTCAATCAGACTTATTAAGTGCATATAGAGGAGTAAAAAAGACTGGAAAAAGAGAACTTACCTTTGAAGAAAATGAAATTGCATCGGAAATTGCACTGGAAGAGGGTATGCCTGCGGCGAGGCGATATGCTCACGAGGAGTTAGATAGAAGCGTTGACCGTAAGGCATTAGACAAACTAAACGTCCCTTTTAAGAAAGGATATGAAAATAACGCCGCACGCCAAGCAATCAAGCTAGCCGCTGAGCAAGGATACGACGAAGTATGGTTGCCATCAGGCGACATGATTCAAAAAATACTGGGGAACGACGAGACCAACTTTGGTTTCTATGACACTACCCACAAAAAAGCGCTTCTCGCCGCGGCTAAGAACTTAGACCCCAAGTTTACCGAGCTTAAACCTTTCGTGGTTTTACCGCGCTTTGTGGCGTTTGAAGGGGGCTTTGGTATCAAAATCACTGACGAAATGCGTGCAAAAGCACCTCAACCTCAGCCTGTGTTCGGACAACGCCAACTCGACCAGAACATCGAAGAGAGTATTGCTCGTATGGCGAACGACCTTGAGACAGGCGGCGACGGAGCAATCGCTAACTTTGCACGAGGTATCCGCAATACAACCCAAGCGGTTGCCCTAGTACAAGCCATAGCAAAGAACCTTGAAAAAGCCCCTACAGCTAAGACTGTAAGTGCTGAAGAGTTAATAGCTGAAAATGCTGATGTAATAGATACACTAGGAGGCAACGCAGGAGACTACGCGGCTACTATTGGTAGAATTACAGACCAAATAGACCTAAGCAACTACCGCAACGTACAGAACGCGGTCTACAAGCTTATGGACGTAATGACTGCCGACGTTGTTGACCTAGCAAACCAAGCTGACGAAGCTCTTGTAAACCCTAAGCTTAACAAGCAACAACTAGAAGTACAGTTGCTATCTACCCTCGACCAAATGCAAGAGGTAGGACGGATATGGTCGTTGATGGGACGTGAAGCAGGGCTAACCTTAGTACAACGTAAGTTCCTTCTAGACCCAAGCGGCAAGTACCGCATTAAGAGTGGCATTGGGTTTGATGCTAAGACTGCTCAACCCAAGGACTATGACAAGTATGTAAATGAAAACCGTGCTGGTACAATGCCAGTTGAAAAGATGGTTCAACTACTTAAAGGTTCTAAGGACAAGGCACAGGCTAAAGCCAACATCAAGAAAGCAATGAACACCGCTGAGGAAACCTTCGGTAGTAAAGCTATGGATGTTACTATGGAAGTATGGATGAACTCCCTGCTTTCAGGGCCTACTACTCAGGTAGTCAATGTACTAGGTAACAGCTTAACTCTTGCTATCCGTACTATTGAGCAATCAGTAGGTGCGGTGCTCACAGGTAACCCTCAGTTAGCAAAAGCGACGCTGAAGTATGCCTTTGATATGGAGTCCTTCATTGATGTGTTAAAAATCGCTGGACAAACCTTTAAGTCAGGCGAGTCTCGACTTGTTCAAGGAAGCAAAGCTTTCGAGGACAGACAGGTCGCTCGCAGGGCAATCGCAAAAGACGGAGAAGGAACTTTAGCTAAATCTATAAATATTCTAGGCACAGTAATTAATGTGCCAAGCCGAGCCCTAGCGTTTGGTGATGAGTTCTTCAAGCAAATGAACTACCGTTCTTATGTGAAGACAAACCTCGCCTACGACGCAATGAAAAAGGGAGCCAAGTCAGGCGAAGAAGTTGCAGAATATGTAACCAAGAACTTCGACAACTTTATAACCAAGGGTGCTAGAGCTTACAACGAAAAGGGCATCTACATGGATGCTGTTGATGCGGCACAAGCCCAAGGACTAAAGTTTGGTAAAGAACAAGAAGAGTTCATTGCCCAATATCTAAAAGACAACCCATTCGATGAGACCCGTGGTGGTCTTGCAGATGCCGCAAAGGGCTATGCTGAGGAGACAACGTTTACTAACGACCTTGAGAATGAGGGCGTAATTGGAACACTGTCTAATACTCTTAATACCTTGAAGAACAAAGGAGGAGCTTGGAGAACACTTAACTTTGTTATTCCGTTCCTACGGACTCCTACGAACATCTTGAAGTTCTCTATTGACCGCACTCCGTTAGGTTCTGTCGGTATGGTAGCAACCAAAGCAAAGAGAGCAGAGCTTACCAAACAGCTTATGAGCGAAGACCCAGTGGTTCGCTCTCAGATTATAGGTAAACTTACTGTCAGCACGGCGGCAACCGCATCTATCCTTTACTACATGAATGCCAACAAAGGCATGATTACAGGAGGTGGGCACCTAACAGAGATGAGCTTGAAAGCCTTCGTATGTCAGGCTGGAGACCTTACTCAATCAAAGTAGGCGGCACTTACTACAGTTACCAAAGGGCTGACCCTATCGCTACAGTCCTTGGATTGTTTGCTGACATCATCGAAGGTCAACAATATCACGACGTAGAAGACATAGTTAGCCAAGATATGGTGGCATTAAGTATTCTGTCTCTAACTCAGAACGTAACTAACAAGTCCTACGTTAAGGGCTTGGATACACTGCTTCAGTTAGTTCGTGACCCTGTAGGTAACTTCAAGCCATTCGCTGGTAATATTGTTGGTGGCTTTGCTCCTACATTCTTTACTCAGATTCAGAACATGGCTGACGAGCGTGAGCTCAAGGAAACACGTACTATCTTTGACTACTGGCTCAAGAAGATGCCGATAGCACAAGCTACCCTTCCGTCACGCAGAAACTTCCTAGGTGAGGTCATAACGAACACGAACAGCCCTTATATGACAGGCGTTCTAAATCCGATATACTTCAACAAGGAGAGCTCTGACCCAGTAGACAAAGAACTAGCTGGACTACAACACGGCTTCAGTCAGCCTAGCACTAAGTTATACAACGCCCTTGAAATGCGCGACGTATACAACGCGGAAGGACGCCAAGCGTTTGACCGTTACTTGGAGCTCTCAGGCACAACCAAAATCGGAGGAAAGACCATGCGTGAATCCTTACGTGAGATGGTTAAAGACAAAGGTTACCAAGCGTTACCAAAGGAAAGCGACAGTGACCTCGGTGAGCTATCCCCAAGAATTAAAGCGGTACAACGTCTAGTGCGTGCCTACCGTCGCAAGGGACGCTACGAGATGCTTGAAGAGTTCCCAGAGCTAAAAGACTCTATCTACCAACTACAACAAGATAAAGCACAATATCGCTTAATCCAATAACCCCCCTAATTTATGGCTAACTCATATGTTGAATATTCTAGCGGACTCACCGCTACCACATACTCCATCCCGTTTAACTACATTGCAATTGCGGATGTAGAGGTGAAGGGATACAACGGTTCTACTTGGAGCGACCTCACCGTCGCCTCAAGAGACAACACGGCGAAGACCATCACACTAAGTGCGGCTCCAAGCACCTACCAAAAGATACGTGTGTGGCGTAATAGCTCTACAGCACAGCTAGTGGACTTCCAGAACGGCTCACGGCTCTCTGAGACTGACCTAGACACAGCGTATCAGCAAGGGCTGTTTGTTGCTCAGGAAGTTTCTGAGGGAGCTTCTACTGTGACTGCTTCTGGTACTTCTAATGTTTCTTTGAGTGGCACTACGACTGTAGCTGATTTAGCACTCACAGGTAACACAACAGGACTGGACGTAAACGGTACAGACATTATCCTTGATGCTGACGGCGACAGTAAGATTGAAGCTAGTGCTGATGATGTTGTAGCTATACATACTGGAGGCTCAGAGCGTATGCGTATCGACAGCAGTGGTAATGTAGGAATTGGAACGTCACCAAGCACAGACTGGCGTACAACTTTTGACCTTACAGCCGCACAAGTAGGATTAAGTGGTTGTTTGTTTAATTTAGACGTTTCTACTGGTGATAGACGATGCATGATGACTAGTAACGCTATACTTAACTCAAGTGGTGACTTTCAGCACATACTAGAGGGTCATGCTACAATTTATAGTCAACAAAGTGGAACACACCGTTGGTATACAGCAGCTTCAGCTAGTGCTGGGGCTACGGCATCTGCTAGTGAACGTATGCGTATCGACTCGTCAGGCAAGTTGCTTGTGGGGACTACAGCAAGCAACTCCACGGGTTTAATACAAGGTAGGCATAATACTGGTGCAAGCAACGCTGTTATAACTACATGGAATGAAGCTAGTAGCGGAACACGCATCCATATGCAGTTTCTTGACAGTAGCAGTGGAGGAGATAGAGGCAGTATAACTACAAACGGTTCAGCCACAGCCTACAACACATCCTCAGACTACCGCTTGAAGACTGACGCACAGCCAATGACAGGCGCAACTGCCCGTCTCAAGGCTCTCAACCCAGTTAACTTTGAATGGATTGCAGATGGCACTCGTGTTGATGGTTTCCTTGCTCACGAGGCACAAGCAGTTGTCCCAGCGTCAGTCACAGGAACAAAAGACGAAGTTGATGACGAAGGCAATCCCGTAATGCAAGGCATTGACCAAGCTAAACTGGTTCCTCTTCTCACCGCCGCACTTCAGGAAGCAATAGCTAAGATTGAAGTCCTAGAAACCAAAGTAGCCGCCTTAGAAGCATAATACTTATGAACTCCGACCATATTCCATCAGTCATAGGCATCACAGGACTTCTAGGTACAATCACCTTAGGAGATTTAAACCTAGCAGTAGGTATAGCTGTGGGTCTTATGACTCTTGTTTACCTAGCAATCAAAATATTTAAGGAACTATTTAATTCAGATGAGTGAAAAAACAGAAAAACTTAATGTACTTCAAGATATGCTTATTAATGAGTTTATTGAGCGTATTCAAGCAGGTGCGGCAACACCTAGTGACCTCAATGCCGCCCGTCAGTTTCTCAAGGACAACGGGGTACACGCACAGGTTACCAACGAGAACCCTCTTAGTAACCTCGTAGATATGTTGCCATTCCGAGACGACTCCGAACATGTAATGCTTGCCGCCAATGAGAAACTATAAAAAAGAATACAAAGACTACCACGGGTCAGCTACGCAAAGAGCCCGTCGTTCCTCAAGAAACAAGGCAAGACGCCTAGCTGTGAAGACACATGGCAAGTCAGCAGTGCAGGGGAAAGACGTTGACCATCGCGACCGTAACCCCCACAATAACAGTCGCAGTAACTTGCGGATACAAAGCAAGTCAAAGAACCGCGCCCGTAATAAATAATGGAAGAACTCAAAGACTTTAGGAACTTCTTGTTCCTCGTCTGGAAGCACCTAAACCTTCCAGAGCCGACCCCTATTCAATATAACATAGCTGACTTCATGCAAGGTGATGAGAAGCGTGTTATCATTGAAGCGTTTCGTGGTGTCGGTAAGTCTTGGATATGTTCTGCCTATGTGGTTCATCAGTTATTCCTGAACCCCTCTTTGAATTTCTTAGTTGTCTCTGCGTCCAAGACGCGTTCTGACGACTTCTCTACGTTTACTCTGCGTCTCATACACGAGATACCCTTTCTGGCTCACCTGAAGCCCACAGATAAACAGCGGTTCAGTAAGATTAGTTTCGACGTTGGGCCTGCGCCCGCGTTCTTTCTCTCTCTC